ATACTACCGTTAGACGACTGGAAAGTACTTTGCTGAACTACATTTTGCTTGGAGCTCTTGTATAGGTCTAACGGTTCTGAACCAATATAAGTATTGTTATTTATTGTGACATTGCTACCTTGAGCGGCAGCTAACAAGTCTGGAGAGCTCAAGCCAGAAACAAGACCAGAAGTGTCAAAGTTATCTCCCGCTTGTAAAGCGTCAATAGCGCCTTGATAGATGCCTTGCTTGAAGGCAGCGCCAGCAGCCTTTGTAGAGTCCCCGATGTTTTGAGCGTATCTCTCTGCACCGTCTACAAGGGCTTGTAGACGTTCAATCTCGGCGGTGTTGATTGTAGGTGCTTGGATTGCGTCAATCTGCGCCTGTGCCCTGCCCTCTGCTGCTCTAATCTGTTGCAGTTCCATCTTGTTAATGGCGTTGTTGAAAGCCACCTCGAAAGCGTTAGCAAATGCCTCAGCCATTGTGACAGCCTGTATTTCAAGGTCTTCTAGTTGTTCGTCTAAGCCATCGATAATCCCAGAAACAAACTGCTCGCCCTGGTCTTTCATGACGTTGTAGGTCATCTCGCCTAGCTCGACACCCATCGACTCAAGCTCACCCTGTAGCTTGTTGACCTCGCTTACGGTGGCAGAGCCACCGTCTACTAGCGCCTGTGCTGTAGCCCCACCTGCTTCTACGCCTGCTTCTACTAGCTGATTGAACAAGAATGGGTCAAGACCTAGTTCACGTAGAAGCTTTAGGTTCTCGATGAACATGCGTGTGCGGTCAATAACGCTTTGGAAGTTGTTAGTCAGTTCTTTTGACTTGTCAATGGTCTCTGTTACAACCTCTGTGAAGTTGCGCTCTAGAGTTACCTTGAAGCCATTTAGACCATCGGCGCTTCGTACAATGTCCTCAAAGAGCTCCTTGACCTCAATCTCTTGTGTCTTCTCAGTAACGTCCGAGAGAAGCCCTGTAAGTGCCCCTGCGCCTGCTGTAGCCTCTGCGACTGACCGAATCATCTGTGCAGCAAAGTTGCGCTGAGCTAGAAGCTCGTCACGCTGGCGCTGGATTTGTTGCAGTGTGTTTAGCTCTGCACGAGCGTAAGCAAGGAGGTTGTTGTAAGCCTCCTCGAAAATCATTTCGTTGTCAAATGCGTTCTTGAGAGCTTGCTCAATGCGTTCTAGGTCACTTGCGGTTGCAGATTCAAAGTTGCCAATCTCGCGTGCAAAGGTTTCTAAGACGTCAATGCTGTCAGTTAGAGTGCCAATCTCTTCTCTAAGGTCTGCAAAGCTCTCTCTGATTTGAGCTATCTCTACTTCTAAAGCGTCAAGGATTGCCTGAATCTGTTCAGCTTTTTCGCGAGCCTCGTTGAAAGCCTCCTTGCCTTCTTGGGCAATTTGATTGAGCTCCTGCATTCCTTGCTTGGTCTTGTAAAAGCTCTTAGTCAAGGACTCTGCTAGGTCTTCTCCACCAGCAAGAATTGTTGCGTAGACCTCAGTCCAGCCTTCGGTGTTTAGGATTTCCTCAATAAGACCTTTACTAAACCCAAGGTCTTCTAGCTTTATTGTGGCTTTTTGTTTCTCTACCTCTTCAGCTATCTTGCCAAAAAAGTCAGCTACGTAATTCTTTGCGGACTCATCCATCTCGCTGTCGTCAGCCTCAGGAGTTGGTATGGTCGGGATAACCCTGCTCTCCAAAAAGTCCATGTAGGCTTCTGCTGCTTCTACACGGTCTTTAGCTAACTCTGCGGCTTCAAAGGCGGCTTGCCTTCCTGCCAACATTGAGTCAATCGAAGCTTCACGGTCTTCTCTCTTTTTAGAAACTAGCTGGTCAAGTAAGTCAAGCTGTTCTCTCAAGACGTCATTTGTTGGCTTGTTTAGCCCCAGCGTCAGAATGCTCATCAGAAGCGCAGGGATAACGTTTGTTTGCGACACACTTGTCAAGTAGTCAATAAGTCCCTGTATGCCGTCAATAATCGAGCTTACAAAGCCAATAACGCCAGCTAAAGCACCGCCGTCTCCGCTTTCGCTCTTGAGCATGTCAAAGAAGCGGCTGGCGGCTTCTGTAACAGGAGCAAACCTTTCCTGTAGCAACTGAAGCTTGATTCGGAACAGCTCAATCTGCTCGCCTAGGAAAGATGTGGGGTCTGTGGCGTCTGTAAGGAACTTGGCAAACGCTTCAATCGCATCTGCTATTCCATAAATTACGTTTTCTACTACTGGACCAATCTTTTCCGCAATACGGAGCATTGGTCGCTCTAGCGATGAAAACGCCTCTTGAAGCCTAGGTGTGCTCCTCATCAACTGGTCAGCTAAGGAGCCAGATAGCTCAGCAAAGACTGGCAGAAGGTCAATAGCTACTGTGTCACGCAAGTTCAAGAATGCAGAACGCAACTGCATTTGCTTCACAGCTAGAGTTTCAGACTGACGCTCAACCTGTCCTAGAGCATCAGAAGAACGTTCCATCAAGAACTCAACACGGATTTGCTGGTCTGCGAAGCGCTCAGCGGCTCCTGTTAGTCCATCTAGTCCTCTAGCAGCCTTTTCAGCGTCAATCTCAGACTGCTTCATGGCGACACCGAACTTCTCAATCGGGTCATACTCACCACGGAACAGGGCTGTCATACCAAGCAAGGCTTCTTGGATGTCGTAACCGAATGTCAAGGCAAGGTCAGCACCGAGGGCAATAAGTTCTTCTGTTAGGTCTGCGGTTTCCTGGATAGAGAACCCAGACTGCTTTAGAACCGAACCAATAAAGGTAGATGCTTTAGCTGCCTCGGATAAGGAAAGACCCATCGCAGTCGCGCTTTCGGAGAACCGAATCATCTGGTCTGTGGCTCCACCGAATACTGTCTGTAGACCGTTTAGGTTACGCTCTAGCTCCTGTGCGCCCTGTACGGACTGACCAGCGAACCGACCGAATGCTGTGGCTGCTACAGCTCCAGCGGCGGCAAACGCAGCTCCTAGCTTGGACATAGTGCTGCCAAGCCTGTTGATGCGCTGCATCGACCTGTTCAACCCATCTATGTTGAACGAAATGGGCACATGGATATTACCTGGCACGGCGAGCTCTCATTCTTACGTTTACGATTGTATTGACCTTAGTAATAAGTTTATCTAGTTCTTGTCTAGCGCCTGGCAGAGCCTTTTCCGCGGCTACCCAAACAAAGCTTCTGCGACCAGAGCCACCCATCTTGTTAATGAATATAAGACCCTGTGTAGTAATACGGTGCCTACGGATACCCTGCACCTTTTGACCTTTGATTGTGTACATATAGTCGTAGTTGCGAGTTATAGGGAAAGCTTGCGTGTACTTGTTACTGCTTCCAGCCATATCAGCTAACACTGTACCTGGAGAACCTACCTTGACGCGAACAATTGATGTTCTGCCTCTTCTGGACTTCCTTTTTGGTGGAGGTACTTCTATAGTTGCTGAGTCAGCTCGTTTGGGCTTTGAGGAACTGCCCATGCCTGCCCAAGTAGAACCCCAGGCAACGCGTCCAAAGTGTATCTGGCGCATCCCCGACAGCGGTGGGTTCTGCCTTGTACCAGCAATACGGATGCCTCGCTGTATGCTGTCCTGTACAGGCTCAGCTATCTCACGAGCGTTTCTTCTAAAAGTCTTTGCATATTCGTCATCAAGCTTACGTAGCTCTCTCATAACGTCATACATGTTTGTGTAGCTAAGAGTGGCGTCTTGTCGCTTCTTGCCAATCATTTGAGGCGTTACTTCTTTAGCACCTCTAAGTGAGGCAGCACCGATTAGTCTTGCAAACAACCCTGGAACTGCCATGACACCGCCTATCTAAATATCTATTTTACCCTGCAATAAACCAAAAGACCGCCCGTGATTAGGCGGTCTTTTGAGGTTTACTTCTGGCAATCAACCAACGTTGCATTGTCCACAGCATTCTGGCGTCAAGCTGTAAAAGCTCTCTAGGTGATATTCCTGTTTCACAGGCTAGTCCTGCTATGTACCAGTGAGCGGAGCTGTCACCTAGTCCCTTTATTTTGGGGACTCTTCACTGTCTCCAATGCTGTCTACTGTTTCGACCCACTTCTCGTAAGTCTCTTTAGTTGAACCTGTGCGCTTCTCAGAGTGCCAAGCTAGGTAGAGCAACCACGAAATGCGGGTGTCCCTACCTAGCTGAGCTACGCTGACGTTGAACTTGTCTTCAAAAGCGACTAAGTCCGCTGTGTTGGTCGTTACTTGTTTGTCAGTACCGTCCGAGTAAGTAATTTGTAGGTTTAGTTTCATTTTTTGTCCTTATGCAGTTGCGTAGGAGACGGCACCAGTGGTCGGGAATGACACTGAGAATGTGCTTAGGTCGCCTACTGCGCCTGAGATTGGGGTAAAGCTGTTTACAAGCACCTCGGCTGTGTACTGAGGTGTGGTTGCTCCAGCGGCTGTTCCGTTTGCAGCAATGATGGTTACAGTTCCGATTGTTCCGACTAGGTCAGCGAACAGCTCAGAGACTGCACCAGAACCGAAGTCGCTGTGGAAGTCGAGGGAAACAGTTCCGCTCTTCAATCCACCGATAACCTCGGTCCAGCCTGCACTACCGAAGTCTGTTGTTTCCACTTCAGCAGCGTTAATCACCAGCTCCGCACGTGCGCAGTTGCTGGAGATGTCAGAACCGTTGAATGACACCTGTGTGCCTGTGACAACGAATTTGCTCATTGTATTTTCTCCTTATGCGTAGACGGTGATTGTGAACTCAGCCGCCAGATATAATTGGTCGTTTATTGTCAGAGAACCAATGGCGTTCGCTGTGCTGACCACAAGGTCATCGCAGTTCCCGTCAAGGTTCCTATTCGATTCTACACCAGCCTTGACAGACTGTGCGCCTGTAGGACTTAGGTAGGCATCGAGCTTCCTCTGCATTGTTCGTTCGGCTGAGCGCCCAACGATTAGTTGTACAGAGAAATTTAGGACAATCCCATTGCCGAAGTCATCGTGATAGTCAATAGTGTTTAGATTGACCAGCGCGATAGGTGGCGAAGGGTTGTCAATTAGTACGTCAGACGTGCGCAAACCAGTAATTGTTGCCAGGTTTTCCGCTAACTTCTGCCTGATGGTTGTGATGTCTGCCATTATGCGAAACGCATTCTCCTGTAAGGCTGTAGCAATGCTGCAATATCGTGGTCTAGACGGCTCACACGGACGACTCCAAGGTCTCCGAAGCCTAATACACCCAGAGGGCTGTCATAGCGCTTGTAGAGCCTTCCAGCGCCCATTAGGGCTGCTTGCTTTACCGCTACGGGAACATCCGACCAACCGAATGTACCAGTTACTTTTACAAGTGCTTCTCCACCGATTGTGGGAAAAAGTAAATCGTCAATAGCTCTGATTAGAGTGGCTGGCTGATAAAGACCAGAGGCAATGCCGTTCAAGGGCTCCAGTTGGTATTCCTCGGATGTCCAGGTCTGGTCAAAGGCGCGCCCATTAGGTGCTGTTTCTAAAGTGGTCAGGCTAATCAGGTCATCAATCTCAGTTTCGTAAGAGTTACGAGCTGCGTAGTAGCGGACTTCTTCAGAACTGCTATAAAAGATTCTTTCGCAGTATCCGTCTATTTGACGCGAGGCGGCTTCAATTGAGGTCTCTAAAAGGGTGTCATCAACGTTGTCGGTGATGCGTAGTACGTCTTTTAGTTCCTGAAGCGTGCAGTAGCCATTCGTGATTGCCATATCTCTATTCTACCTGTTTATTATCCTGCTCTTTATGTCCGTTGAGCTTACTCCTTCTGTGTACGGTATGTACATCAAAGAAATGTTTCTCTCGTCCAGCCAGTCTTGGTCAAACTGCATCTGAGCGTGGTAATCCTTGCGTGCCCAATCAGAACCAATAGCAATAATATCTGGTTTGACACCCTCAATGCTTGGCTTGCTGTCAGCTCCTCCAGTATTTAGGACTACAGCGTCCACGTACTTGCAGGCATTCAGCACCTCTCTGCGCTCTCTGTAGCTCATAACAGGTGGCTTGCCCTTGTAGCGTTCTATGAATTGGTCTGAGTTGAGGCTGACTATGACCGTGTCTGCAACCTGTGTGCAACGCCTAAGAAACTCAACGTGTCCAGCGTGAAAGAGGTCAAACGTTCCTCCTGTGTAAAGTCTTAGTCCCATGAGTTAGCTCTCCTTGTCGTCAAGTCCCAGCCCCAGACCGAATAGTCATCATTCTTGTTCTTTTTGATAAACGTATTCTGATTGCGACCGTAGGTGTAGTTGTTCTTTTCTTGATACCCACTGCGTAGTGTTGATGAGTTGTCGTGATGCACGATGGCGTCTATCTCGTTGAACTCCACTCCGTGATGTATCATCCTTCTCTCGTAGTCGTTGTCATCGTAATAGATTGGGTAGTAAGCCTCGTCCCATAGCCCTGCTTTGATAACAGCGCCTTCTCCTGGCACTACACACGACCACTTAGGGCTGACTTTGACGAAGTTGAATGCGTTTGTATCTACATTTGTATCTATCTGCTCCAAAGCTCCTGGGTCAAACCAAGAGTCGTCATTAGGTAGCACCCAGTAGGAAGCGTGCGGAGTTGCTTTGATAATCAGGTTCCATGCGCCATTTGCGCCCAAGCCATAAGGCACTTCTATGTGCCACAGGTTTTTGACCGAATCTGGCTTCTTGGGTGTCCATGACTTCTTGCCAGAGTTGTTGACTATTACTAGGTCAATTACAGGGTAGTCAATACTTGCTAAAAGCCTGTCAGCTAAGTCAAACTTGTTTAGTACCGCAAACCCTATAACTGGTATCACTGTGCAACCTTTTCTAAGAATGGCTTCCAGTGCTTGTTCCAAACGTTCTGATTTGAGAACTCTAGTGCGAAATCAATTGACTTCTGACTTCTCTCTCCGCGCTCTTCGTAAGCCTGTACTAGCGCCTTGTGAATACTAGGAATCTTAGGAATCATAAACCAGCTTTGTTGTGGCTCGTCCCAGAATGGTTGTCCGTCCACTAGGAAGCCGTCCTCACTCACTAAGTCTTCTGATGCTGCCCAACCACTTGCAATAACCCTTGTGCCACAAGCCTGAGCTTCAATTGTGGGGACTCCAAAGCCCTCTCCGTAGCTAGGTGCAAGCAGGACGTCCATTGTGCTGTACAGAGCCGCCATGTGCTTGCCACTGAAGCCATAGCGCAGGTCTACAGGATTAGGAAACAGTACGTTCTCCTGAGGGATGCCTACAGCCTTTAGCAAGCTTCCTAGGTCAAATCCTCCATAAGCTTTACTTGGCTCTGCGTGTATGTACAGCTTTGCGTCTGGGTGGTCTTTGACCAACATAGCAAAAGCCATCAGGTTCTCTGCGTAAGCCTTGCGGTGTATCTGTCCATTGGCTTTGTTGGCAGCAACCATTCCCACAACGAAGTCATCCTCAGACAGCCCCATGAACTCACGAGTGCTCTTGTCTTTGATTTTGTCTGTCGGCGCGAATGTTTTGACGTCAACCGAATGAGGAATGTAAACCGAGTCAATCCCTTTGTCCCGCATCTGCCTCTGACCAAATTCTGACATTGCTATCGGCGTGACGTTCTCCTTGCGAAGAAACGCTTCCACCATTGGTGGCATAGTTACGTGGTCTAGGGGAACCCAAGAGTATATGGGCAAATCGTCAAGCATCTTGTTTTTGTACACCCAGACGTCATACAGCGTCATGAGTATGTGGTTTTTGCCAGGAGTTTGAGCTTTGAAGTGGTTGAAGTGATAAGGCATCACATCGTCACTGTAAGGGGACAGACCTTTGGGATAGTGAGCTATCTGACCGAATGGTGTGTCTATCTTGCTGATGCTGCCTTCGAGCCCGTAGTTACTTAGGGCGGCGACTTTAGCACCAGAGTGTAGGAGGTTGTTTGCCAGCATCTCTGCCTGTACGCCATATCCAGTTGGCATACCAGGACTGTTAGAGGCTATAGCTACAGCTAGGTTTCGTAGGTTTGACATGGTCTAACCATAGCAAAGAGAGAGGGTCGGGGCAACCTACAAACCCCGACCCTCAACTTATTTCGCTAGTTTAGGAAGCTGCTCCAGCGAAGTACTTGATGTGGCTTGCGTGAGTCAAGTCACCATCAACACGCATCATGACACGGAAGGTGGTCACGTCTTGGTTGAATGCGTAGTCAGTTGATGTTGCTACCTGGATACCGCCGACAGTTCTGACGAGGTATGAAGGCATGTGTCCAAATAGTACTGACTTGTTGCCAGTACCAACTGCTGCCATTGCTGGGTTCTCTACGATGTCGTAGCCAGCAAAGGTGTCAGGCTGTCCAACGTTTACGGCGTACAGG